CCATCCGTGCATACGTTGTGGGTGGTGACGTAACGACCTCGCAACAACTACAACGCCAAAGAGTAAGAACCGCAACATTCGGATGATGAAACTAATTGAACTAATACTTGATGAATCAATGCTGCTCACGGGCATTGATGCAATCTCCCTTGTAGAATATCCTGCGATTGAGGAGGACTTCATTGCGCTCAACTCACAACGGGTGGAGTTCGCCACGCAGAGCGATGAGAAGCGCATCCTTATGGGCGCAGCACTCGTACCCAACAAACCCATCTACCGCGCTGAAGGCGAGGAGGAGTTCTACGTTTACTTCAGCGAAGCCACCATCCGCAAAGCAAGCGAGATGTTCTTTCAGAAGTCCAAGCAGAACAACGCTACGCTTGAACACGAGGTAGGCATCAACGGCCTCACGGTTGTAGAGTCGTGGATCATTGAAGATGACATACAAGACAAGAGCAAGAAGTACGGCTTTGATTTGCCAATAGGCACTTGGATGGTATCTATGAAAGTTAACAACCCCGAAATTTGGACAAACTTTGTCAAGACAGGAAAGGTCAAAGGCTTCTCTATTGAGGGGTACTTCGTGGACAAGCTAAACCTTGCCAAGCAAGAGATGGCACAGATAGAGGAGCAGGAAGCAGCGTTGATGCTTGCACAGATTGTCGCTATCATAAAAAGGGATGGTCGTAAGAAGTCGGGAACACGCACCGAGATGGCCTCGTATTCTGACTACCCTGATGCGGTAAAGAACAACGCCAAGCGTGGTATTGAGCTAAACGAGAAGAACGGCAACAAGTGTGCAACGCCTGTCGGTAAGGTAAGGGCGCAGCAGTTGGCACAAGGCAAGCCTGTAAGCGTAGAGACCATCACACGGATGTACTCGTACCTATCAAGAGCCGAAGAATACTACGATGAAGGTAACAACGAAGCCTGCGGAACAATATCGTTCCTGCTATGGGGCGGTCTTGCAGGTAAGCGTTGGGCAGAATCCAAACTAAAAGAACTTGGCAATGTATAGACCAATGAAACTTCCCGTTGCTTCACCGAGAGGTGGCAATCGTGGATGCTTATGCAAAGACAACACCTACAAGTCCACCTGCTGCGATGGCTCATTGCAAGCGCAAGGGATAGGCTCGTTAGTAGGTCAGGGCATAAGCGTTGTCATACTTGGCGAGGAGTGGCAGACCATCAACACGTTATGGGAGTCCACAAATACTCTATGGCAAGACCTCTAAAAATGTTACAAATAATCAAAACCCCTTTAATTAGTTAGATATGAAAGCGAATAACATCCTTAACCGCATCCTTGCTGAACTGTCCTCCATCCGCGAGGTTAAGTTCGAGCAAATGACACTTGAGAACGGAGCCGTTCTTGAGGCAGAATCATTTGAAGCAGGTAACGAAGTATTTGTCATTAGTGGCGAAGACCGAGTTGCTGCTCCTATTGGCGAACACCTACTTGCTGATGGCCGTATTTTGGTCATCACCGAAGAAGGCGTAATCGCTGAAATCAAAGAAGCCGCTACCGAAACTGAAGTAGAGGTAGAAGTTGAAGCCCCCGAAGCAGAGGTAGAACTCGCAGAGGTAGAGGTAAAAGAAGAAGCCCCTGCGGTTGTTGCAATCATTGAGAGAGTTCTCGAAGAAATTGCAATGATGCGCGAGGAGATGAAAGGAATGCGTGAGGAGATGGGCGGTTACGCCAACAAGGAGGAGATGGCTGCGGTTAAAGCAGAACTATCTGCCGCACCTGCTGCGAAAGCCATCAAGCACAACCCCGAAACAAAGCAAGTCCAAAAGATGAGTACCAACCGCCCCCAAAAGACGATTGACCGAGTCCTTGCACGAATCAACAAATAATAAATATAAAAAATGGCTACGACCACTTCAATCACCACAAACTATGCAGGTATTTTTGCGCAGAAGTACATTTCTGCCGCACTTCTTTCTGCTAACACTTTGGACAAAGGACTCATTGAGATTCTTCCAAACGTCAACTACAAAACCACCTTGCAGAAGGTGAACACCAACGACATCGTAAAAGATGGCACTTGTGATTTCGATGCAACTTCTACCTTGACTTTGACCGACCGCGTTCTTGCGGTTGAGCCTTTTCAAGTAAACTTGCAGCTTTGCAAGAAAGACTACTACTCATCTTGGATTGGTGGTCAGATGGGAGTCTCCGCTTACGATAGCATCCCTGCTTCTTTCGCTGATTTCTTGATTGCCCACGTTGCTTCAAAGACTGCCCAAAAGATTGAGCAGAACATTTGGAACGGCAACGCTGCAAGTGCAGGTGAGTTTAGCGGATTCCTTTCTTTGATGACTGCTGACTCTGATGTTATTGACGTAACCGCTACCACCGTGACTGCTGCAAACGTAATCACAGAGCTTGGTAAAGTTGTAGACGCTATCCCTTCTGCCCTTTATGGCAAGGAGGACTTGACTATCTATGTCCCACAGAACGTAGCAAAGGCTTATGTCCGCGCTCTTGGTGGGTTCGGAACTTCGGGTCTTGGAGCAAATGGTGTTGACAATCAAGGCACAATGTGGTACGGCAACGGAGACTTGTTCTTTGATGGCATCCGCGTTGCTATGGCAAACGGTCTTCCTTCAAACAAGATGGTTGCTGCTGAAGCTTCAAACCTATTCTTCGGAACAGGCTTGGCTGATGAGCGCAACGAGGTTCGTGTACTTGATATGGCTGATCTTGACGGAAGTGCCAACATCCGCGTAATCCTTCGCTTCTTCGCAGGAGTTCAGTACGGAATCGGAGCTGACGTAGTCCTTTACTCTTAATCCGAGTTAATGTAAATCAAGAGGGGGCTTGGGCTATGTCCTCGCCCTCTTTTTTAATTCTAATAAAACAAAGAAACAATGGCTTGTGATTTAACAAAAGGCAGGGCAGTACCCTGTAAAGACGTAGTAGGTGGCATTTATGCCGTGTACTTTGTAGACTTCGGTGACTTGGGTACTGTTACCCTCACCAACGATGAGATTACCAACATTAGTGGTACTTTCTCTGCTTACCAATATCTTGTAAAAGGCAATAGCTCTTTTGAGCAGACCTTTAACTCAAGCCGTGAGAATGGTACTACCTTCTTCACGCAGACTTTGAATTTGACGTTGACCAAACTCACAAAGGAGGATAACAAAGAATTGAAGCTGCTTGCTTATGGTCGGCCTTACGTTGTGGTACAAGACTACAACGGCAACGCCTTTATGATGGGTCTGAATTACGGAGCTGAAGTAACGGGTGGAACGATTGTAACGGGTGCTGCTATGGGTGACCTATCGGGCTACACTTTGACAATGGAGGCACAGGAGCAACTTCCTGCTAACTTCATCGCAGGTGCTACTACTGCCAATCCTTTCGCAGGGCTTGCAGGTGCAACTGACACGATTGTTGTAGGTTCAAACTCGTAACCTACCGCAAGGCAGAATAGTTAAGGGGGCGCAAGCCCCTTTTCTATTTTCAAACAAATCCAAAGTAAAAGGTTATTTATTTAAGATGCATATTCTTCAAGTATCAGCCTCGCCACAAGCAATAGTAATCATTCCACGCACATTCCCTGCGAGTGTTACGATTGCGCTGATTGATGAATCAACAAACACCACCGCAACACCTGCGGTAACGCTTGCCTCTGCTAATGGTTTTATGACCCTCACAGGCACGTTCAGCCTTGTCAACAATAGATTCTATGGCTTGAAGGTATTTGCATCGGGAAATCTAATATATCGGGACAGGGTATTCGTAACTTCACAAACTGATTTCGATAAATTTACGGTGAACCAAAACGTCTACACCGAAGAAACAAGCTACAACAATGAGTACATCATCATCTAAAATTCACGTTGTGAACTTCAGTTCCTATACCACACCTGTCATTAGAGAGGTGCAGGGCAAGGACTATATTGAATACGGAGAAAATAACGACTACTTTGGGTATTTGATTGACAGGTACAACGGATCACCCACCAATAATGCTATCCTCAACTCGTTGATGGATTTGACCTTTGGTAAGGGCTTGGATGCAACGGACTCTGCCAAGAAGCCGAGCGAGTACGCAGCGATGCGTGGCTTGTTCACGAAGTCAAATATGCAGAAGGTTGTTGCTGATTATGTGATGATGGGACAATGCAGTATGCAGGTTGTGTACTCCCAAGACCACAATATGATTGTAGAGGTGCAGCACATTCCCGTAGAGACGTTACGAGCCGCAAGGTGCAACGAAGATGGCGAGATTGAAGCGTACTACTACGCAAAGGATTGGAGAGAGGTAGCAAGCAGGAGGGAGACACCTGTTCGCATACCTGCATTTGGCAAGAGCAAAGAGGGCTTGGAGATTCTGTACATCAAACCTTACCGAGCAGGATTCTACTACTACTCCCCCGTTGACTATCAAGGAGGACTTCCATACGCAGAGCTTGAGGAGGAGATTGCCAACTACCACATCAACAACATTCAGAACGGCCTTGCGCCTTCTATGCTTATCAACTTCAACAACGGAGTACCAAGTGAGGAGGAGCGCAGGAGCATAGAGCAGCAGATAGCCACGAAGTTTAGCGGTAGCAGTAATTCAGGCAAGTTTATCCTTGCGTTTAACGATAACAAAGACCTTGCTGCAACGGTTGACCCCGTTCAGCTATCGGATGCCGCAGAGCAATATCAGTTCTTGAGTGCTGAATCAACGCAGAAGATATTGGTGTCGCATCGTATTGTAAGCCCTTTGCTTTTAGGTATTAAAGACAACACAGGTTTTGGCAATAATGCTGATGAACTGATGACCGCATCGGTGCTGCTTGACAATATCGTTATCAGACCCAAGCAACAGATTATCATTGACGGTATAGACCAAATCTTGGCCTACAACGACATCAGCCTAAACTTGTACTTTAAGACCCTGCAACCTTTGGAGTTCACCGAAACAGAGGTACAAGATGCAGAGGTTGTAGAAGAAGCAACAGGCGTTAAAACAGAAGATATTGAAACCGTGCAAGTGAGTGAAGCCAACGAGGACTTAATCAAGAAGGATGCATCCTACAACGGAGCGCAGATTGCAAGCTCTTTGCAGATTATGCAAAGCGTAAAGGATGGCGTTCTAACGATTGACCAAGCAATCACGTTCTTGGTTCAGATGCTTCAGTTTGACCCACAGGTAGCAAAGGCTCTCTTTTCAGGTAACTCCTCTGCGATTATCGCACAGATGAAGGCGCAGAAGAAAGTGAAACTTGCAAAGAAAGATGATCGCCCCTTCCTGCGTGATGAGCTTGCAGCAGAGTTGCTATTGAACATTGAGAGTCTTGGCGAAAGCGAGGAGGATTTAATGAAGGACTTTGACCTAATCACGGCAGAGCTTGTTGAAGATGAGGGAGCAGAATACGATGTAGAGGCATACCTCAATTCACGCACCGACCTTGCAGCGCAGCAGGCAAGTGAGCAAGATACGGAGCGTTACAAGGTGCGATACTTCTATGCTAAAGGCACACGCAAACAACCCGAAGGAGAAAGCCGTTTGCTATGCCGCACCTTACTTTCTGCCAAAAGAGTTTATCGGATGGAGGATGTGGAAGCATTAAGTTCAAAAGGAGGAGCAGAGGCACAAGGTGAGCCGTATAGCGTATGGCTTTTCAAAGGCGGTGCAAATTGTCATCATCGTTGGGAGCGTAGAATCTACCGCAAGAAGCTAACTAAAGAGGGCAACATCTACGGAGGAGGCTCTTTGAACGGCACGGATATTATCAACGTGAACCAAGCCATTCGTATGGGATTCCGACCTATGCAGAATGACCCCCTCGTTGCTATCGCCCCTATTGAAACACCAACAAGAGGATATAAAAATTAAGAAATGGCAACGGCATTATTTATTAAAAGAGAGGACTTGGTTCGCAACACCGCTATTGGCGGTAACGTGGACACGGACAAGTTCATTCAGTTCATTAAGATTGCGCAGGAGATACACCTGCAAAACTATACGGGAACGAAATTGTACGACAAGATCAGCAACGACATCATCGCCAATACTCTTGCCAATCCTTACTTGGCGTTGGTGAATGATTACTTGCAGCCGATGCTGATTCACTACGCGATGGTGGAGTACTTGCCTTTTGCTGCTTATACCATCGGCAATGGTGGGGTGTTCAAGCACAACTCCGAGAATAGCACAACGGCAGAGAAGATTGAGGTTGACTATTTGGTAGGCAAGGCACGGGATTTGGCAAAGTACTACACCGATAGGTTCATCACTTATATGAGCTACAACCAAGCCTCATTCCCCGAATACAATAGCAACAACAACGCTGACGTTTACCCCGATACTGACTCTAACTTCAGCTCTTGGGTGTTATGAGTGGTAAGAAACAGACCTACACTCCGAAGCGTAGCAACATTGTGAAGTTAAAGAGTTATTTAGACAATGGGAGTTCAAGGCGATTGGGGACAAGGAGCAGCAAACAATGACATCTATTGGGGTCAAGCAGCAGCAACGAATAGTATCTCTTGGGGTATGGTTCAGCCATTGTCTTATGGTCATCCTACTACAAACTTATACGGCAACAACGAGCAAGG